TGTCTGGTCTCGTCGGGCAGGAAAAGATATCGTTGCATGGAACTTGGTTGTGAGGGAAGCTTTAAGGAAGATAGGAGTTTACTTTTATTGCCTTCCTACTTTCAAGCAAGCGCGTCTTGTTATTTGGGATTCAATTACCAATGACGGAACGCGCTTCTTAGACTACATACCTAAAGAGTTAATAACCAAGACCAATTCACAAGAAATGAAGATCGTCTTGGCCAATGGTTCTATTATCCAACTTATAGGCTCGGATACATACGACACTTCACTTGTTGGTACTAATGCTCGGATGATCGTCTTTAGTGAATTTGCTCTTGCTGATCCCCGAGCGTACCAATTCTGTCGTCCACTCCTTAACGCTAATGGTGGAACAGTAATGCTGGTGAGTACGCCCCGTGGTAAGAACCACATGTATGATCTTTTTCAGATAGCAGAAAAGTCTCCTGACTGGTTCTCGCATAAGCTAACACTTGAGGATACTGACCATATATCTATCCAGGATATTGAGAATGAAATAGCCTCAGGTGAAATCTCCCGTGATCTAGCAAAACAAGAATACTGGTGCAGCTTCGACAAAGGCCAAGAGGGAGCAGTCTACGGTAAGTACTTAGACCGTATGCGTATTGATGGAAAGATAACCATTGTTCCTTGGGAGCCAAACTTCCCCGTCCATACAGCATGGGATCTTGGTGTCCGAGACGCGACATCAATCATCTTCTTTCAGGTCATAGGCACAAGCATCCGTATAATCAATTACTACGAGCAAACAAGCGTTGGCCTTGAGCACTATATCAAGCGATTATCTACCATGGACTATCAATGGGGCAAGCACATAGCGCCACATGATATTAAAGTACGTGAATTAGGCACAGGAATGAGCCGTCTTGAGAAGGCACGACAACTCGGGATAAGTTTCATCGTAGCAAAAAATCTTTCGTTAGAAGACGGAATTGAAGCTGTCAGGTCTACACTGCCAAAAATCTATATCGATGAAAAGAATTGTCCGACTTTGATCAAGGCGTTAGAGAATTACCATTATGAGTTTGATTCAAAGAGGAATGTGTACTCGCCGAAGCCAACTCATGATTCATCTTCACATGCCGCTGACGCAATACGCTATCTCTGCATCTCTTTGCAGTATTTGAGAAGGGGCACAACACCTGAGGAGTTGGAGAAGAGGTATCAAGAGGCTATGTATGGTGGAAATCACAATATCCCTTCTCCTTTTCAGAATCCCCGATATTGATTTACTATTAATCAAGCATTTATGGTATGATATCCTTTTTAATAATGTTTATTGATAAGGATATGTTATGGATAGTTATATTGGGCAAAAGTTTGGTAAGTGGATTGGTGTAGGGCCTTTCAGTCGTGATAAATTTGGAATGAAAACCTTGCTTTGTCGGTGCGAATGCGGGATAGAGAAAGAAGTTAGGATTAGCGATCTCATAAAGGGAAATTCTAAGCAATGTGTGAAGTGTGCTCGTTCAAATATGTACAGTAGTCCTGTAATTGGAAAAAAATTTGGAAAATATCTTGTTTTGAGAGATGTTGGTAAGAAATATAATAGTTGTATCATGCTAGAATGTAGATGTGATTGTGGAGCGACTAAAATAGTAGGAAAAACTGCTTTGACATCCGGGAATTCTACGCAATGTATTAAGTGTTCAGCTAGCGAAAGAAATAAAAAAAGGGCAAAGCACAACATGACAGGAACAACGACATATAATATTTGGAGATCAATGACTAAGAGATGTAGGGATTCTAATAGTTCTTGCTACAATTGTTATGGGGGTCGTGGTATAAGAGTATGTGAACGATGGAAGAGTTCGTTTGAGAATTTCTTAGAAGACATGGGCGAACGACCAGAAGGACTACAGATTGATAGAATTGATAATGATGGAAATTATGAGCCTAGTAATTGTCGATGGGTTACCCCCAAAGTCAATGCTAATAATAGGCGAAAAAAATTTAATTAGGAGTCTGAGAGATGATCTTTCCCCAGTTAAGCCCACAGTACTATAATGAAGGCGATAAAGACATACTGAATAGAATGGAAGCTTTTTATACTCAAAGTATTTCAATTAACCAATCGTACTGGGGCGAAGCTGACACTGATACAAGATTTGAAGCTGGTGATCAAGATCTTTGGAATGATATCTATGGTAGTCTTCCTGCTAATCGTAGAGCTCAGTTCAACTTTAACCGTATACGACGTGTTGTAAACATGATCTCCGGGCATCAACGTCAGAATAGGAAATCTACTGTCGTTATCCCGGTTGAGAATGGTGATGAGGAGACTGCGGATCAGTTCTCAAAGATAATGATGTGGGTTAATCAGCAAGAAAATGTATTAGGAACCGTTTCAGATGCTTTTCATGGATCATTGATTACTGGTATGAACCTTCTGCAGGTTTGGGTAGATTACCGATCGGATCCTATTTCAGGTAATATTAAGGTAGATAACTGCGCTTATAATAGCTTTCTCATTGATCCGTATTTCAGGAAAGCAGATCTTTCTGATTGTAATGGGATATGGAAGAGGACGTTTCTTTCTAAGCGTGAGGTTATCTCCTTATTGCCTGATCATAAAGAAGATATAATTAACTTACAGAGTGTTAGCAGTACAAAGGATGGTAAGTTCCAGTTCATGCCTGAAAGTTATGACACAGGGCAACAAAATCTATTAACCTATGATGAGTTTTATTATCGTGACTATCGCACACAGAAGATGCTCGTTGATGCTGAAACTGGTGAGGTTATGGAATGGAAGCATGAAGATAAAGAGGGTCTCGATAGATTCTTAAAGACGTATCCACAGATCTCTGTTATTGAACAAGAAATTCCTACTGTTAGATTAGCTGTTGTTGTACAAGGAAAGGTTTTCTACGATGGGGCCAACCCTAACGGCACTGACCGCTATCCTTTTGTTCCTGTCCTTGCGTATTATAACCCTCAAATGCCTCATTTCAATTATAGGATACAAGGGGTTGTTCGTGGATTACGAGATTCGCAATATTTGTATAACCGTCGTCAGATTATTTCGCTGGATATATTTGAGTCTCAAGTCAATTCCGGTTGGGTGTATAAAGAAAACGCGCTTGTTAATCCAAAAGATATCTTCATGACCGGACAAGGTCGTGGTATTGCTCTTAAAGAAGAAGCGCAAATGACTGATGTCCAACCTATTGTTGCTCCTGGTATCCCCGCATCTATGATGCAGATGTCAGAAGTTCTTGCTCGAGAGATCCAAGAGATATCGGGTGTTTCTGATGAGTTACTTGGTAGTGCTACTGATGATAAAGCTGGTATCTTGTCCATGTTACGACAAGGAGCAGGATTAACTACGCTTCAGATTCTTTTTGATAATCTTGATAGCTCGCAAAAGTTACTTGGGAAGTTGATGATGGATATAATTCAGACTAACTTTACTCCTGGTAAGGTTAAGAGGATTATTGAAGATGAGCCTACACCTCAGTTTTATAATAAAGCTTTTGGTAAGTATGATGCTGCTATTGAAGAGGGTATGAATACTACTACTCAACGACAGATGCAGCTTGCACAGTTAATGCATCTAAAAGAACTCGGTGTTCCTATCCCTGATGAGACTATTATAGAAGCAACAACAATTCAGAATAAAAAAGATCTCATTGAGACTATTAAGGCACAACAAGAAAAACAACAACAAGCTGAACAAATGCAACAACAAGCAGCTATGAGAGAGCAAGAAGCTCGAGCTAACTTAGCTGATGCACGCTCTATTGCTGATAAAGGCCTTGGTATGGAGCGGGTTAGTCGAATTGAAGAGAACCAAGCACTTGCAGTTGAGCGACGTGCTGAGGCTCAAAAGGATCGATTTGCTGGCATTCTTGATCTTGTTAAAGCACTTAAAGAGATTGAAGATATTGATATTCAGCAAATGGAAAAACTTATTACGTTGTCGCAAATTGCTAAACAGCAAGAGTTGCAAGAACAGGCTGTTGACAATACTGCTGCGCCACAGGAAAATATACAGAGAACTCTATCACCAACCGATGATGTTGTTGAGAGGTAGTTAGAGGTAAACCCTTGTCCATATGGACATTTTCTACTAGGAGCCACAATGGCAAAACGT